ATGGCCGAGGACGAGATCCGGGTAACTGATAACTTTAAGCTGACGGCAGGTATTCGTTTTGATTATGCAGGTGTGCCAACCAAACAGCCGTTAAGCACAAAAACTTCGGGCGCCCCGGTTGATCCTAACTATGGCACTACTTACACTTATACCAAACCAAAGGATATTACCAACAAATTCTTAGACAATGTGGAGATAAACCCACGCGTATCATTTAACTATGATATTAATGGTGACCAAAGCGTTATTTTACGTGGTGGTAGTGGGCTATTTACAGGCCGTATCCCTTTTGCCTGGTTAGGTTATGCATTTTATAACAATGGTGTTACTTATGGCGCGTATGATAACCGTACCCCTCCGGCAGGTGTAACTGTATTACAAGCTCCGGCCACAGGCGGCGCGGCTTATGTGCAAGCTCGTGGTTTTAATGTTAACGATCCTGCACTTTCAACTCAGGCAGATTTGATCGACAATAACTTTAAAATGCCGCAAGTATGGAGAAACAGCCTTGCTGTTGACTATACTACACCAGACCAGTGGAAATTTACTTTAGAAGGCATTTATACTAAAGTTATCAAAGATCTTGAGTTTAAACATGTTAATATTGCCGATGTTGTTACTTACTATCCATACGATACAGAGCACAAACAACCAATATTTAACAACACCAAGATCAACCCGTTATATACCAACGCTTACGAGTTATCAAATACCGACCAAGGTTACCGTTACAGCATTACCGCTCAAATTGGTAAAGTTTGGACCAGCGGCTTTAGCGCTAACGTGGCTTATACTTACGGTCATTCAAAAGACGTCACCAATGGTATCCGTAACTCAATGGAATCAAACTGGCAGTTAAACCAGGCTTTAAATCCAAACAATCTGGCTTAGCTAATTCAAACTTTGATATCCGTCACCGTATCGTATCAAACGTTAACTTCCGTCATAACTGGGATGCAGCAGGTAATTTAACGGCAAACTTTACTTTCTTCTTTAGCGCGCAATCTGGTAACCCGTACACCTATGGCGTTTTCCCTACTGCTATTGGTTCAACAGGTCAGCAGGTTAGTTTAGTTTATGTTCCTAAAGTTGGCGAAACTGCAAACTTCTTTACTGATATAGCCGGTGGTGCTACAGCAGCAGCGCAAGCAGCCGCTTTTGATGCCTTTATTGATAAGGACAGTTACCTGAAAACCCGCCGCGGTCAATTTACCGAGCGTAACGCAGCATTTACCCCATGGAACAACGATTTGGATTTCCGTTTCACTCAGGATTTTAAATTTGGTAATGGTAAGAAAAAACAAATGATAACATTTACCTATGATATCATTAACCTTACCAACCTGTTAAACAAAAACTGGGGACACTATTACTTCTCGGCAAATACGTTTAACTCCACTTCAAGCATTGGCTTAACCGCAAAAACAACACCTGCGTTTGGTGCCGCCGCAACAACTTATCCTAAGTATACGTTCCGGGATCCCGGCACGCCATACTCTGTTGATTTGTTCACTTCAAGATGGCAAATGCAGTTTGGAGTTCGTTATACCTTCTAACATTTTAGAATACTATAATAACGAAGAAGGCCCCCGAAATATTCGGGGGCCTTCTTTATTTAACATTATTAGTACAGACTAACCCGCTTGCGGCATGTTGGTTTGCCCGCGTAATTCTTTAATTTCCATTTCAAAAGCGCGCATGCGGGCATGCAGGATATCCAGCTCGGTACGCATCATTTGGATCTCAGTGATCAGCTTTGGCGATTCGGCCATGTTCAGCTTTTTTCGCCGGTTCCTAAGATCAACCAATCGGGCGAATATTTTAACTGGTAACAAAGCTTACTGATAAGGTAATAGCTTACCTCCTGCTTCTTATTGATCACCTTGCTTATAAAACCCTGGTCGACACCAATAGCATTTGCAAGCGCAAGCTGGCCGCCATGATCTTTCACAATAATTTTTATACGCTTTAATATACCTTCATCTGCCATACAATGCAATTATAAGCAAAGTAGAATATAATAGGTATGCTTTGTAAAGATATTATGCAGTAACTTTTAGCTTATTGGCTTTTTGTAAAAGATCAAAAAGTTGCTCGTCATAAGTACGAAGCGCTATCTTTTTACCTGCATAATCTTTCTCAAGCTTTTCAAGTTCTTTTACAAGGGCGGCTTTAGGTCCGTTAGTGGCCGAGGTAGCGCCGGTTAGTGGTTTTATACCCCCATCATACAGGATATCGGCTAACGCTTTTTTTTCTTCTCAACCGCTTTCATCAAAAAAACAGGCTTCGTATCTCCGGATGCTTCCAGAAAATTTTTCATTTTATTCTTTTGTTTTTGATGGTTAAGAATAATAATAGCAAGTATCAATATTACGCCGCCAATCAGGTAAACGTTTACGTCCATAGATTATATTTTAACAGGTTTATAATTCTTTAAAAGTATAAATAAAAACTTACGGTTAAAATATTTTTCAATTTGTAGATAATGCCCTGTATAATTCGCTTAGGTTATCAATTAATGATTATGCTTTTTGTGGATGTCCTTAACTAAACAAAGTTTTTTTAATATCGGCTATCTTAATAACAAAAGGGGCATATTTAAGCTGATTACCCACCATCTCGGTAGTATTATCAGAATGCGCAATAACCTCCTCTTCGTTGTTTCCTAATAAAAGGCGTTTATACATACGGTAATCGCCCCACTCAATATAATAAACCTCGCCGGGCAGTATTTTTTTATCGTGGATAACCTTTAAAGCTACCCAACAACCATTTTCAAGGTAAGGATACATGGAGTGCCCCCAAACCGGCAAAGCAAAATCACAATCCTCAATGCCCGGGAAATTCATCCTGCCTACAGATTGCGTATCATTAATATCATTGTACACTTCAACGCCCGACGCGGTAGCTGTAATTTCATACATAGGGATCCCCTCGGCTATTTTTGATACAGGGGGTGTGGACATGTGCAGTACCCGCAATATAATCTTTATATTTCTCTTTAAAGATCCTGAATTTTTCAGGATCAATATTTTGACGACTCTTAATGATCTCGGTAATAGAGGCCGGCGAATTAAACCCAAGTACCTCGGCCAATTGCGCGTTACCGCTAAACGCCTTGCCTCTCAGTTGGTTATACAAAATAATAAACTCCAGTGTTTCAGGGCGTACGGTTTTAATCTTATTAGTTTTTTAGGTAACTCCATAATGTGCAAAACTTTTTTACTAATTTCTTTAGTATAATAAAGATTTTTCTTTATATTTGTATTCCAATTCACAGCTAATCTAATACTTAATTAAATATAAACCAAATAAAACTAAAGAAAATACAGTATTATGAGTAAAGAAATAAAGCAACTAACAGAAAAGTGGCAAATATATGTGTACACTTAATCAAAAAAGCGACCACACATGCCGATACAATAAAATTTAAAGAATATAACACCTAAGCCAATGCATATCGCTTACTCCGCAATACAACATACAACCCCGCATAAGCCGGCAAACCATGCTACCGCTATCCGTCAGCATAGCATCCGGCTTGAAGCCTACCGAGCTACCTGCAGCAAATTCAGTAAAGAAATAGCTGCCATACAAAAATACATCCCCGAGTGGCTACCTGCCTATCCTGTAGCCTCTCCTAAATCCCTCTCCAAAGGAGAGGGACTTCGATGCAAAACTTGTAAAAGCCCCTCTCCTTTGGAGAGGGGTTGGGGTGAGCTACACGCAATACTAACTATCCAATAACGGATAATAAACCTTTTGAAATGATAAAGATTACACAAAAACTAAAAGACAAACTATGGTGGATGATCATATCGGTTGACTATGATTATAGCCGCATTAGCGTAGCCGATCATGAGCTAAACGCCGACACCCTAACCCTTTGGCTGGAAGACAAACATGATTTTAAAAATTCGCTTGAAGAGTGTCTGCAACTTGACATCACCACCAAACAATTCGCCAAAATAATAATGGCCGAAAATTTAAACAGCTACGAAGGCGAAAAAATGCACCCGGGGAAAAATTTCATGTACAAGACCCGGATAGAAATAAACGAACCGATAAGATGGTACCAGGAAGATGCTTCACTAACCGAGCAACAATGGGCGCGCGATGCAGTGGTTAAAACAATTTTAACCCAATTAGTAGAAACCGAAACCGTTGATGAAAATATTTGGTAAATATTATGCCAAATAGCATATTTATCATAATTTATTTGTATCTTTGTAATGTTAGTTCATCACCGGGAAAATAAGTTGATTATTTTATAAAGAGGTTGAAGCTACCCTTAACGGTTGATGGCTCTTGTTTGCCATCTTTATTCATCATAACCGTAGTAAATGTACCCTTAGTAAGCACACTATCCTGCATGTAATTTACAAGATTGATCTTGTTCAATTCGCCGGGCCCTGATGTTTGTGCTAATGTATATTCTACCGACTGTTTACCGGTACTAAACAATAACTGGCTCCCGGCTACTGTATTTGTAAGATCAGGCGCTGCAAAACCCGGCGAGCTGATACCGAAGCTCATCGTGTGTTGCTTATTGATAGCCGTAATGCCAAAATATTTATTGCTGTCGATGTTTACATTAATAAAAGCGATAGAATCTTTAGCAGCATCAAACGTATAAGTTGAATCGCCCGGGGTTACGTTAAGTGAACCTTTAACGGCAAGGAAATTACCCGATGTATTACTGGTATCAGTTTTCACGGCAACTTTTTCTACAGTTAGATCAACCGGCTGGTCTTTCTGGCAGGATACTATCGCTACCGGGAAAATTAAGGCCATTAAAATAAACCGTAAAAAACGCATAGACTTAACAGAGTTTATAATTCTAATACGAAGATAATGCCAATGCGGTTGCATTAAATAACATTTAACAAAATTTAACCTAAAGGTAATCAATATTTAACCAACTGGATTACATACCGTATGAAAAAGCAACCATATTTCAGGTCGAAAGCAATACTTGACAGCTTAATTGAGGAGTATTTTATTAAAGCCTTAACCGATGACAAGTCGAAAAGCAAACATCATCAGCCGCCTACTATCACCGGCCTTGCTTTCCATTTAGGTTTTAAAAGCAAAGAACAGTTTGACGACTTTGAAAAAAGGGGCAGACTTAGCTTGATAATAACCCAGGCCCGATTTAGAATAATGGCCTACTATGAAAGCCGGTTACACTACCCCTCTCCTGCCGGTGCCATATTCGCCTTAAAAAGCATGGGCTGGACCGATAAACCTAAAGCAGTAACTAAAAAACCACGCAGGGTTAAATCCATCAAAGTGAACTGGTGGAAACCGGGCCGCAACCAGCCTCGTCAGAGAAAGAAGTACAACTATAATAATATTAAATAATGGCAGCTAAAAATTACGAAGCATCAGTTTTGTTTAGGCGCAACTATGCTTCAACCGCCCATATTGTAATAAACCAGGGGAGGTACAAGCTCTGGCAAAACCTACGCGATAGAGCAGGTGCTTTTTGCCTCGCCTGCGAAAAAGCCAAGCAGGTGATAACCGTTGTTGGGCAAGACATACCTAACCTAAAAGCTGGCGCGCTACGCGATGCTTTAACTATTTACAATAACTCAAGCCAGTTAAAAAAACTGGTTAAGAATTTTAACAAAACCGACAGGATATTTGAATTTCAAAATGGATCACTTATTGAGTTTAAGAGCTATGGTTCTGCACAGGACGCGAAATCTGGCAAACGTGATTATCTTTTTGTTAATGAGGCAAATGGTATCACATGGAATATTTATACCGAACTGGCATTGCGTACGCGGACGAAGATCTTTCTGGATTATAACCCCAATACGGAGTTTTGGGTTCATGATAACCTGATTGGAAAGCCCGGAGTAGAGCTTATTATATCAGACCACAGGCATAACCCCTTCCTTGAAAAAGCCGTGGCTGCTAAAATTGAAAGCGTTAAAGATGAAGACGTAGCACGCTGGAAGGTTTACGCACGCGGCCTTACCGGCCGTGTAACCGGCCACGGTATTCAATAATTGGTTTATTTGCGACGCTATACCGCACAATGCCACATTAATAGCAGTTGGGTTAGATTTTGGTTTTACTAACGACCAGACAGGCTGTATTAAGGTGTATAAGCAAAACGGCGAGCTATGGATAGATGAATTATTTTATGAAACCGGCTTAACTAACAAAGATGTAGCCAACAAGCTATCGGCAGCAGGTGTAAAGAAAGGCACCGAGATAATTGCCGACAGCGCGGAGCCAAAATCCATTGAAGAATTGAACCGACTGGGCTGGTATGTTAAAGGAGCAAAAAAGGCGCGGATAGTATTAACAATTCTATAGATATATTGAAGCGTTACAAGTGGAACATAACCCGGCGAAGCGTTAATCTTAAAAAAGAGTTAGAGCAGTATAAATGGAAGGTGGACAGGGCCGGAAAGCCTTTAAATAAGCCTGTTGATACACGGAACCACTTGATAGACCCGCTGCGGTACGTGGCTTTAAATAAGCTAAGGGAACAAACGCTAACTAAGCCCAGATCGCGCATGCCACATAAATATATCACCACACAAAATAACCTTACCGATTTTATTATATGATAGAAAAGACCTTAAAAACTACCCGCGGGACACTTAGCATTACAATGCCATCACAGTTAACAGAAGTAACACTTGGACAAATGATGCAACTACAGGATAAAACTGAACTGAGTGACCCGGATGCCATAAGTATTTTATCAGGCATAGCCGTTGATGAACTAAAAGATGTAAGCAACTTTCATGACTTTGATGTGTTTGGGGACGCGGTACTTTCATTATCCAACCAGATAAAATACCTGTATGACAGTAATGACGTTCCGTCAAAAGTCACTTTTAAAATTGATGGCAAAACCGTAAAGGTTAATGTTATTCGTAATCTATCAGTCGAGCCCGCCGGTGCTTTCATGGCAGCGCGGGATATTATTGCCGAAGAGATAAATGAGCATGTTCAACTTCATGGCGAGGACTATTGGCAGAAAACGTTCAATCCGTCGTTAAAAGCCTGTTGCCGGTATTGGCCCAATACTTTTATTGCCGCGCTACTGGTGAGAAATACAACGAATACAAAGTTGATGCTTTTGTTGAAACCGTAAAAAATCTGAGTGTGGTGGAGGCGCTGCCCATAGGGAAACATTTTTTTATGAGCTATCCCAACTTATCGAAACCGAAAACAAACTACTGGCTGCGGTCCCGTCAGTTCTGGAGAGAAAGGCGGGCATTCAATCGTTCGAAAAATTTAAGTACATAAATACCGTCAACTCATTATCGGGCGGCGATATCACCAAGTGGGATGAAATCTTAAACATGCCCTATGACAGGGTGCTCACCAAACTCCTCCTTAATAAAACCGAGGCTGAATACCAGCGCAAATACACCGAACTGTTGCAGGCACAACGCTAACAACTAATCACTAATTAACTAATCACTAACCCATGCCCATACGTAACCAAATAGAAGCCGTAGTACAAACTTTAACCGGCACGCCGACCTTTTTATACGGCACTGTTAATGAACTTAATACCCGGCCGACGATGTCGCCTTCCCCTGTGTTTTCCTTTATCCGCCGCAGGCAATTAACGTGTCGCCACAAATTAACGGATCAGTAGATAATACATTTACTATAACCATCGATTTCCTTTACAAAACAGATTTCGACCAATACACCGCCGATAACGAAACGTACGTCAACCAGGCCCTGCATTTGGCCAACGAATTCATAGCCAAAGCATCAAAATACCGCGAGGGCGACGGTCGCTACTTTAAGATAAAAGCCGGTGATAAAGCCAAATGCGTACCGGTGTATAACAAGTTTGATGTTAATACAACCGGTGTAAGTTTAACTATTACCCTGGCTACTATGTATTTCGACAATTATTAACAGCGGCCATAAACTCTTAAACAATATTAAAAACAATGGGATTAAATTGTAACATATCAACACGCGCGTTCGAAACTATATTCGAATCGGGTGACGGCTATTCGATCAGGGCCAAAGTATATTTAGAAATCACCGACGAGAGCGGCCAGCCTGCTAACGGCAACAATATAACTGTAAACTACAGCATTAATGATAACGGTGTAATAACACAGGAGCAAAAAACTGTTGCAGGTCAATCTGCTTTATTGTTTTATGGTATTATTGAACGCGGAACTGATGATGGTTTTGGCGATATCAGGATAAGCTACACCAAAACCTTTGGATTTGCCACAATAGCCGGCAATCCTGACCCTACTGCGCCGCCACCCGTAAATTTTTGCGATCTGCTTATCACCGCTATCAATGTCGATAAGGCCGAATCGGCGCCCGGTGCTGCCGACGCGCAAATAACGGTAACAGCAGCATCAAGCTATTTACCTTTACACTATAGCCTGGATAATGTTACTTTCCAAACATCAAACCTGTTTACCGGCCTAACCGCGGGATTGAAAACTGTTTATGTTACCGACTCGAACAGTTTAGGTTGTAGCGCAAACCGCTCAATTACGGTCCCTGTTTTAAATAGCTTGTTAGTTAGTGATCCATCTGTTACCGTTGGCAGTAACATAAGCCGTTGGAACGCTGCATTTAACCCGGTTGTATTTACTTATCAGCGTAAAGATTTTGACGTAGTATCAGTCACTGTTGATAGTCTGACCGGCAACGCTAAAGTATCTGTTAATGCAACCTTGAATGGAGTTGTTGCTAAAGATCTGGTGTATATTAACACATCGGCTTATAAAGGAACGTTCAGTGTTATAAGTAATACCGGCAATGCACTAATAATTGATGCTCCTTACACCTCAAATGCCGCGGGATTTATAAATATAAATCGCCTGCGCCCTTATTATAAAGTTGTAACGCGTATTACTTACCAGGATGTAGTAACCGGGCAAACTAAAACCATATTATCAAATAACACGCCTGATAATACCGGGTTGGTAAAAGCTGACCTTTCAAATTTCCTGCAGTCGTTAGTCAGGGCCAAAGACGATAGCGCCTTTACCCAACCAAATTTCAAGGACAGCAATTTAAGCGCAAGCTACCAGATAGCTTATTCAGAACAATGGAACAAAACCGACAACACTCCATTTGATTGGGTTAATATTCCCGACCAATATTATGTAGTTTACGCAGCCAAACAATTAGGCGAACGTTACAGCGGTAACTGGCGGCTTATGTTCCGTTTGCAAACGGGCAGCCACCTGCCGGTGGATCACTGATTTTACAGAGCCGGCTTACTCAAACGGCTACCCTTTTGATATTGGCTTTATTTATAGCGAGAATTTATTAGGCTTAGGTATTTATTGTGAGAGGATATTGTTGGATATTAACCGTATACCATTGCCGGGTGCCACGCAAACCAGCTCATTATTAAACGAGGATGCATCGTGGTTGCTTAACCAGGACGGAAGTAAAATGGTGATAGGCAGGCAAACTACTTCAAGCTCGCCATTGCCAGAACATTTGGGACTGAATCGATTATTGATTAATGATGACTTCCCGGCTGATGCCTATTACTTTACTATCAGCTTAAAATATAATGATGGCAGCGCAGTGCACCAGGTTACCCAAACCCAAACTGTGCGGATTGACGATGCGGTTGACGAGCGATCTGTTTACCTGCGCTGGATAGGCTTGTCGGGCTCACGGAACTATTATCGCTTTGTATATAATCAGGAGGTTTCGTTGGATGTGCAGAATGCCACTATCATAAAAAACTACGTATCCGACTGGGAAAACCAGGACGCTATTGAAGATGTAGTAAGCAAAACCGCCGGCCAAAAAATGAAGGTAATGGCCGAGGACCTTTCGGTTGCTGACATTAAGGGCCTGCAATCCATCAAGTACTCGCCCAAAGTGCAGATGCTTGTTAATAAAAATCCGGTAAAGTGGCAAACCGTAGTATTAAACACTGCAACGTTTAGCGAGTATGAAACACTAAACGGGCAAGCACCCTTCAGCGTGACATTTAACCTGCCATCTATTAATATCCAGACGCAATAGTAAGCGGTGAGTTGAGTAGTGAGTTATGAGTTAAAGAGCTATCACAGCCATTCAACCACGCTTACCATTACCTACTCAAAACTTATCACCCACTACTCAAAACTTAAAACATGAGCAATATCCAATTATATCTAAACGACCAACTGGTTGATCTGAGTGATGACAACCCTATTGCCTTAACCTTCCAGATAAACAACGGCCGAAGTGAAGAATCAACAGGGGAATACCTCCAACCAGTTTAAGCTGCCACTTACCCAAAATAACCGGCGCATACTGGGTTTCCCGGACGACGTTGCTTTTTGTACAACTTTGCCCTACAAAAATACCAGGCTAAAATAATTCAGGATGGGTTAGAGCTTATCCCCTACGGTATTGGCGAGTTAAATAGTGTTGACAATAACAGCGCCAATATCACCATACTATCAGGCAATGTTGATTTTTTTGATGCGTTGGATGGTAAGCTATATGAAATGGGCGATAGTACCAGCATTTGGCACAGCGATCTGTGGAGACAATATGACCATGTTTGGAACCTTGACGCCATAGCACGTAACCAAAATAAAACCGAAGGCTGGATTTACCCGGTTATTGATTATGGCAACCTGGCCGATGATATTACCAAACCCATTAACATTAAATATTTGCGCCCGGGCTTTTTCATCAAAACGGCTATCGACCTGTTGGTTAAAACTACAGGTTACAAGGCAAAAGGCTCGTTACTTATCGATCCGTTATATCCAAAATTGATAGCGCAATTTAGTAACAGTAGCTTCGAGCACGGTACAGATTACCAGAACCAGACCGACAAAAGCGGGGTAAGCCTTGAAAAATCGGCTACGGTATTATCCTATCCGCAAGGGTATTTTCAATGGGATAGTAAGATAGATGACCCCGCACACCAAATGGCCAGCGGCCGCGATGTATTTATCTCTAATAAACCTAATGATGTTAAAATAGTAGTAACTATTCCGCATTTAAAATTAAGGGGCAGGGTGTCGCCGTCTGACAAGACAACGCACGTAACTTTTAATATTTATTACCGCGACCAAGCATACCCTGCTGTGCAGGATAAATCACTGGGATCGTACGATTTTTCATTCAGCAACTATGGCGAGTACCGGGTTAATGACCCGACATCCGACCCAAAAGGCTGGCACAGAATATCCGGCAGCGGCAGCAGTATTTATGCCGAGCTGGATATTTATAAAGCGGTTATATCTGTAGAAACACAATTACCGGCACACGGAGGTATTTTTTTAGGTTACACTGGTACGGGCTAAACTCGCCGCCTGCTTTTGCGCAAATTGATGCCGGTGCAACAATGGTAATAACCAGTCAGCAGCAAAATGTTCAGCCCGGGCAAATGGTACAATGCGAACGTATCTTCCCTGATATTTCGCAAAAAGATCTGCTTAAGGATACTTTGCAGCGCTTCGGCATAATTTGCCAGACTGATAATGCCAGCCGTACCATATCATTTAATTCGTTTCATGATATTGTAAGTAATATACCTGTTGCCAAAAACTGGACCGCTAAATGCCTTGACCACGGTAAAACCGTTAACTTTCAATTAGGTGGCTACGCACAGGTAAATAACCTGAAGTATAAAGATGACGATGCCATATTGCCCAAAGGCTTTGCCGACTCGGCCATTAAAGTGGCTGATACGACCTTGCCTGCCGAAACCGATTTATTTGAGAGCCAGTTTGCGCCTACCTTAAACCGTTCATACGGGCGGTAGTGTAGCGCAGATAAAAATGATTGACAGTGAAAGCGACAGCGATGATTTTAGCATAGCTGTTTCGCCCAGGATATTGATAGATCATAAACTCGACTTACGCAACAGGTCTGTAAAATTTACCGATGGCAGCAGCACCCTAACTGTAAACGATGTTATAAGCACCCCTTACTTTTATAAACCGGATGCCCCTGCTTTAACGGCTGATTACGGCCCGGCAAGTTTAAAGTTTGACGACCTGCGTAAAAAGTACTACCCCGAACTGGAAAAGATACTACAGCAAACCAAAAAAGTGGTACGTTACTTTTTACTTACCCCGCGCGATATACTGGAGCTTGACTTTTTAATACCCGTTTACCGGAGCAGGACGGGGCTTATTATTACATTAATAAAATTGACGCCTGGCGTAAAGGGCAGGCAGTGAAAGTTGAGTTGGTGAAGTTGGGGTAAGCGCAAAAAGATTGCAGCATATATTACCTAACCCCAAAATCCCTTCTTCTCATCTTCAGGTTTCGGCTCTTCATAATAAAATAATGTGTATTTCTGATTAAAGCCATTTCCACTTACTATAATAGTTAAAATGTCTTCGCGAGAAATGTTATTAGTATTAATAAACTCGGTTAATCTCCAATCCCCACTGTCAACTTTTGACTTTAAAATTTTCATAGAATGTTCTAATTTTTTTGATAAAATAAATCTAATATAAATGGCAAATAACAGTAATCAAAATATCTCCATAAATGTAGAGATTAATACCGATGGGCAACAGCAAATAAATCAATATAGCAAGGCTTTTGATAGCTTAAAGACGGGTATATCTAATTTATCTACACCGATAACTAAGCTTGATAGCGATATATCGAAACTCAATGATTCGTTAAATCAAACAAGTATTCAAAATGATTCGATAGTTGACTCTGCTATTAAAGTTGGTAATACATTTGGAGCTTTAAGAGATATATATCAAGGTGTCGAAAAGGTAGTCCAATTGTTAAAAATTAGTTCAAGTGCTCTCGAAGCAACTTTAACTGGTGGTTTATCTGTTATTGTTGCTTTCTTACCAGAAATCATAAATTTTACGACAGTTTTTTTCAAGGGAAAAGAAGCAATAAATGAATGGTCTCAAAACTTCAAGAATTTAAACGAAGTAATGAAAACAGCCAACACCAATGCGGCCGAACAAACCACCAAGCTTAACTTATTATATAGAGCAGCCACAGGCGTAAACACCGCGGGCCGGGAAAGGCTTAAATATGCACAACAACTAAAAGATACTTTTCCGGAGCAATTTAAAAACTTTGACAAAGAACAAATTGCAAATGGCAAAGCTAAAGGGGCATATAATGACCTGGCTAAATCAATTTTAGCAAGTGCGAAAGCAAAAGCAGCGCTTAATAAAATGACAGATGAAACTGCCAAATTATTGGAGGCCGATTACCAGATAGAAAAATACAAAACGCTAATTATAACGAAAAGAAAAGGCGAACAGAAGAGCTTACTCATGGCATATTAGGCGGATACAGGGGCGCCGGAGCTAAACAAATTTTAGAACGAGATAAAAAGGATAGTGATGACAGGGCAAAAAACGCAATTGACTTAGTTAATACTGAAAAGAAGAAAATACAGGCACGCATTGATTACCTGATGAAATTTGCCAAAGATGCTGACGAATTTAAACCTAAACTTATCAGCACCACAACCAGCATAGGCAATAGTGTTAATATATCTTTACACAATAATACGGTTAACAATAAGCCTAAAAAAGCACCAGCCAAAACCGACAATGACATTAAGCCGCGGGAAGAAACACAATTCGAGAATACTCGCCCCGATATGTCATCAGTAAAAACCTCGCTTGATAAAAGTGTAGAACAATCGTTAGACGCGCAAAAAAATGTACTGCTTAATAAAACCATAGAAACGCAGCGGGCAATCAGCGAAGTTGAACTTAAAGCGGCAGAGGAAAGAGCAGCCGCCGAGGCACAATCCGTTCAATCAAAAATACACTCGGGCGAAAAGTTTTTAGATTCGGCTTTAAAGAATAGCAAAAAGATTCTACAATTTTTAAATCGGCTTTCCGGCTAAAAAAGCTACTTCAATTGCCGATACAGTAATCAGCACCAAACAGGCGGTTATGGAATCGTTAAAAGCTTATGCGGGTATTCCGTTTATTGGCCGGGCGTTGGGTATTGCTCAAGCGGTATTTATGGGCGCACAAGGGGCATCATCCATTGCAGAAATTGCAAAGCAAAAACCGGGGTTTGCCGAAGGGGGCCAGTTCCGGTCGGACGGCCGGGGCGCGTTATTACCCGGCTACAGCCGTACTGATAACACTAATGCCTACCTGCGATCAGGCGAAGCGGTGGTGGTATCAGAAGCTATGCGTAACCCCGGGCACGTAACCCGGTAAGCGCGATAAATGTCGCCCATGGCGGCAGGGATTTTTCGGTAACCAATCCGGGCCGTGGCTACGCCATAGGCGGGATCTTTACAGATGGAGGCAACTCCAACCGTTACTACAACCAACCGATTAATGATGTGAAGGACCTGGCTAATACGCTGGCCTATCAAATGATCAACAACTTCCCCCTGTTTATGTGGATGTAAAGGACATTAACAGCCAGCAAAGTATTTTGGCGCAAACGGTTAACAGGGTTAATTTATGAGGTAAAAGCTAAAGGCGAAAGGTAAAGGGCTTTGTCCGGATCAACTAATCGCTATTCTCTAATCACCAATCACTACAACCAATGAACATTAAAACAGCAAACACACTTTTTGACCGGGGCATATTTTCGGCGATGTATAAGGCCGGATTTATTACAACCAAGGTATTTGTTTACCGCGAGATTTATTTATGGGTACACGCCAGGTTAAGGCCCGTGGTATCACCAAAAACCAGGCGGTATTAGAGGCCGAGGTGAAATTTGAAAAAGATGAGCGTACCATCTGGCGTGCATTAAATTGTTTTACCGATGGTGACAAAACAGTGTCACCACTACAACAAAATAATTTTGCGACCTTTAATATATGCCAATCAGCATGATAATCATTAACCGTTAATTTTAATGCTTTCGGTGGTATTTGAATAGTGACAAAGTAGTGTCACCACATCGTACGTTAATAGTTCCGACATTTGTATAGTTCGCTTTGATCATCAGCGACATCAATTGAATCAGCGCCAATCAGCGGTCAATACTGACAAACTACTGTCACCATTACACAAAATTATTGTCCCGATATTTGTATTGTCTGCTGGTTATCATCAGCGACATCCAAATCAGAACTACTAATAGTTCAGCAATCTCAATACTCAAATCTAATATCTCACATCTCAAAAAAATGAGTTACAAAATCTATTTATACGATACCGATACCGACTGCATAGGATCAGGCAGTTTATCATCATCTTACCTTCAATATCAGCTGGAAACAGCGGCCGGCCAGATGTAGAAGTTCACATTAGCTCGGTAGGCGGCAGCGCGTTCGATGCGATTGCTATATATGACCTGCTGAAGAAATATCCGGGGCAGGTAACTACCTGCATTGATGCGCTGGCCGCTTCGGCTGCCTCAATAGTGGCAATGGGCGGTAAAAAAGTAATAATGAGCAAATACGCCCTGCTCATGATCCACAAACCAATGGTTGGCAGCGGCGGAAATGCTGACGAACTGTTGAAGGATGTGCAGATGTTAAATGTAGTGCAATCGCGCCTGGCGCAGATCTACATGGACAAGACCGGGTTGGACGGCGTTACAGTTAATAGTTTAATTAACGCCGTCACCTGGTTATCTGCAGACCAGGCCCTTGACCTTGGCTTTGTAGATGCGGTAGAAGATTACGCTACCGAGATAACCAATAGCGCGATCATTAAAAACTATACCAATGCCGCCCCGGCCGTTTACCAGCGGTGCATTAACAAGCTATTAAACAAATCCAGCAATATGAACATAGAAAACCAAGCACTTATTGAGAAAACCACATCGGTTTTAAACAAAATCATGAACTTCTTTAAAAAAGTAATTAACAAGCAAACCGTTACCGACAAAGGTACCCTGCACCATGCCGGCGAAATGGAAGAAGGAACCGAAGTTTACCGGGATGAAGATATGACCATCCCTGCTCCTGCTGATACTTATACCACCTCGGCAGGTAAAAAGATAGACATAAAAGGCGGCCGGGTAGAAAAAGTAATACCTGCTGAAGATGATGAAGAAACAGAGGCAACCGACGAATTACCAACTAACAAGTTTAAAGGCAACAAAGCCGGCGATGTACAGAACAAGGTATTAGAAATTAAAGCCAAACTGCATGCTCAAAATCAATTGCTCGCCGAAGCAAAAGCCGCGCTTGATGCTGCCAACGAAAGTCTTAAAAAAACAAGGGAAGAAGTAAGGAACGAGATAAAATCAGACTTTACACCCGAAGGCTCAAAACGCAGCAACAAAGCCAAAGGCGAAACCCTGCCCTGCTTTGCACCGCAATCTACATTAGCGCAGAACGCGGTTAAAAAAGCAATAGCTAAATAGTTGGTTGGTGAGTGGTTGATTAGGTTAAGTAGCTTTTATTTCAACCTAACCTTATCACCAATCCGCTTATACCATCAACCACTCTCCTAATCAATACAATCAACCATTCACTTAATCTAACAATACACTATAACAAACAAATGGCTCAATTTACATTCACAAACAACACTTATGCCGGCGAAGCGCTGGCAGGATTTATGGCCAGCACGCTTTTAGAGGCCGACTCGGTAAAGCGTGGCTTGCTAACTGTAATTAACGACGTAAAAGCACGCAAGGTAATCCTTGATGTTGACGACGACGTGATATTGCAGGACCCATCAGGCATATTTGCCGATCAGGGTACAACCTCCAAACAAACCGAAAGTTACCTTGACCCGGTAGTTTATGAGTTTATGAAACAGGAACAATGGGACAAACTTGCCCAAAGCTGGGAAGCCCAAAGCCTTAAACCCGGCGCGTTTATGGACTATGAAGGCGTGGTTGACCTGTCGGACTTTATGGTGCAGCGTTACCTAACCAAAATACAGATAGCTAATGAGCGTTTGTACTGGCTGGGCAAGGCGTCAACAAAAGAGGCAACATTTACTGCCGCGTTCAACGGTCTATTACCAACTATCTCGGCAGCATCAGGCGTCTATAAAGTAGGCTTGGGTAAACCGGCAACATCTATGGCAGCTACCGCAATTAATGCAAGCGGCGTGGTTACAGTAGCAAGCACCGCTACGTTACAAGATGGCGACGTAGTGACTATCACCGCGGTAACCGGCTCAAGCAAAGACACCACTAATGGTGGTGCAGGCATTGATGTACAGGGGCAATCATACTTTATCCGGGTAGCAAGCGCAACCACATTTAAATTAGTCCGTAACTACAACGAGGTAAATACCCGTAAACCGGCGACGTTTAGCGGCACGTCAACCGCCGCTACTGTAAGCTACATTAACGCCAGCAACGTATTAGATGTATTAACCGGAGTATATGCCCAACTTGATCCGGCCGACAGAAGTCAGGATGATTTTAACCTGCAGATACCTTTCCACGTTGGTTACGCTTATGCACAGGCACAGGCGAACAAGGCGGTTAACGTGTTAAACGCTTTTACTGACAGCAAAAAAATGGATTACCCGGGTGTGCCGTTACAATTAATGAACCACTGGCAAGCCAACACCATTTTAGGAGCGCGTTCGTCAAACCTATTCTTAGGTGTCGATCTGTTAGGCGATGCTTCAGAGCTTTCAACCGTTTACATGAAGCCGTACACCAATGACAACGTAGTACGAATGAAGGCACGTATGAAAGCAGCTGTAAACTTCAAATTCGCTAACGAATTATTCTACCTGTCAGCATAATATTTTATTGAGTGAATTAGTGATTGAGCGAATGTGTGAATGACTCTACTATTGCTTAATCATTAATAACTCTCAATTACCTAAACATTCACTCAATCACTAATTCCATCATTCACTAATTATTCAATATGTCAATTTACAATAAAATAAATGCAGGCTTTAGCACGGGCACAGACGCTCCGATAACCTCGGGTATAGAGGATGTCATCTACCTTTTAACGAGGCCGACGTTACGCTTACTTATGATGTCGCCAATCCTTTAATCGTTACCGACCTTACAGCTGTAGGCTCGGCCAAAGTTTACAAGTTTGAGGGTACCAATAATAGCTTCAATGCTATTTCTAAACTTGCCAAAACCCGAGTTGGCCCCCGGTACACCGAGGAGATCGATTTTAACATTGCCGGTTTATCTACCGACATTAAGACGCAATTGATGGCTATGGGATATGGCCGCGTGCGTGCGGTAGCTATTAATAACTACAAATCAGGCGATTCATCAATTGAGTTATTTGGCGCTGTAAACGGTTTAATATTAGCCGAAGCAGAACGCAATGCTGCTGACGAAACCATTGAGGGCGGCTACAAATTAAAGTTAACCAATCCTGATAAGTTGAAAGAACCTTATCCACCAAGAGCAGTATCCATTGCTCCTGTATCAGGGAGCGCTACCTATGCCAGCACTCTTGCGGCTCTCGAAGCTTTGGTTGCATAAGCATTAGTCGTTTGGTCATTGGTCGCAATTACGGCTAATGACCAATATTGAATAAACCAATTTATTACCTAACTGACTAATGACCAAATGACTAAAAAATATATTTTAAAACCAGGCAAGCATCAATTTGCCCCGGGATCTGCAGCCGTACATGACAACGATAATTTAACTGATAAAGAAGCCCGCTGGTACCTGAAAGCCTATCCGCACATCAGGGCGCTTTTTACCCAAATACCGGGCAGGTCAATAAAAACAACCCAAGAAAAGAAAAGAGAGGTGGCCAAATGAAAACTTATTTACCACAAATTGAACGCCGCATACTGGTAAGGCCAAACCAAACTTTCGGGATCCTAAACTTCGACTTAGATAATGCCTATCCGCAGCGAATGCTGGAATTGGTGGCTGGTTCGCCTACGGCAAAAGATTGCTGGAACAAAAGAGCAAAATTTATTGCCGGCAATGGTTTTGAACAAAAGGATCTGGGTAAACAAATCATCAACCAAAAAGGGTTAACTATTGCCGGGCTTTTAAAGGCTATTGCTACAGATAAAGCACTCTTTACCGGTTTTGGGATTCATTTAAACTATAATGCCAACTACAAAATAGCCTCGGTAAACTATGTGAAGTTTGAGGATATCCGGATGGGTGATACCGACTGCCCTGATACAGCAAATAAGTTTGCACTTTATAACGACTGGGGGCGCAAAACGTGGAAAAATATAATGCGCAGCAAACTTACTTTCCTTGATAAATACAACCCCGATCCCGAAGCTATAAAACAGCAAGTTGCACAAGCCGGAGGTTGGGGGAATTATAAAGGTCAGTTATTTTATTTCAATCCAGAAGTTGACGATTATCCATTAATTGAAGCCGACAGTGTTTGGGAAGATTTTGAAACCGAAGCAGGCATAAAAATCTTTAATAACCGCGAGGTTACTACCGGCTTCCTCCCTTCAACAATGTTATTTATGCAATCGCGCCGTGAAGAAGCTGATAATATCAAACCCGATAGTGGCGAACAAACTTTAAGTAACCAGCCATCACAATTAGAGAAAGACCCGGGTGCTTTCGGGGGGCTAAAAGTGCGCAGAAGATAATCGTAATTGAATATGAGGATGAGAGCCAAAAACCAGAGTTTCAACCCTATGCTATCCAAAATAATGATAAGCTTTTTGAAACTACCGAGCGATCAGTAGAGGCGCGTATCATCAAAGGATTCTCAGTACCCAAAGAATTGATCAACGCCGAAAAAGTATCAGGATTAAGTAATGGTAGCGAAAAAAGGAAGCTATACGCGAGTTTAATGATAATACCGCAGCAGACAGGCTGGAAATAGCAGAAACATTTGCAGAAATCTTCAGTAATTTTTACACCGACATTAATCCTTCTGCTAATTGGAATATAATTCCGGTTCCAGCTACGGTTGCTGATGATAGCCTTGGTATAATTGCCGGTTCGAGCATTAACCAGCTATTGTTATCCAACTTACCCACTATAAATAAAGTAGCCATTCTTACTTACGCTTACGGTTTTAAAAAGCATGAAGCAGAAGAGATGGTATCGTCTGAAACTTTAAACTAATGTACTTATGAACCCAATTTTAATTGACCAAAACACTTTTCAACGATACGAGGATATATCTGTAAACATAAAACCAGAACGCCTTAAAGTATTTGTCAATAAAGCGCAGGATCTCGACCTGAAACCATTTTTAGGTTATGCGCTGTATTATGACTTCATAAAACAATTCAATCAAGATGGCACGATAAAAACGGATGCACCACAATATTATAAAGACCTGCTAAACGGCAGCGAATATCTGGATAAGAACGGTCATATTGTACTTTATGAAGGTTTGTTACCAACCTTGCTCTACTTTGCTTTCGCCAGGTTTATTGAGGCAGACGCAATACGTTACACGTCAAGCGGCCCGATAATTAAACATCATGACAATAGCGATGCTGTGACCCCTCAATACATCACCAAACTGGTGCAGCAACAGCGCAGTGTTGCTAATGCCCATGCTAACGAGGTAGAAAAGTTTTTATGGGATCATCGTGCTGATTTCCCGTTATGGCGATTTAGCGCCAGGAGTAAAACTGCACGTCAACCAGGTCCCCGTATCCGCAGTATTGATAAAAATGAGTTTAATTATTCGGGCGGCAGTTATGATCAAACTAATTATTTACCTCTTACAGAACTCTAATGTCAGACAAAAAAATAACTGAACTAACCGTAGCCACTTCCATTAATCAAAGCGACGTTTCTATATTGGTTAGTGGTGGTATTGATTATAAGTTCGCATTCTCTACCTTATTACAATTTTTATCTGCCAATTTAATAGTTGGCGCAAACATCAGCTTTGGCACCGCCCTACCCCAAAATACAATTGGGAAGAATGGCGATGTGTTTATTAATACTACGGCCGGGGCGTTCGCTCAAAAATATCCGGCACATGGACTATTGTTTACACGCTGCCAGTTGTAAGTTCATTAACCGATGGAACAGTACTATATGGGTTAGGTATACCGGGCACCTTAACCGGCAGCAATAACGATACCTATATTGATACAGGCTCCGGCATTTTTTACAAAAAAGCCGCTGGCTCGTGGAGCCAGGCTTTCTCGATGCAAACCGGTCCGCAAGGGCCACAAGGGGCAGCAGGAATAAATGGCACAAACGGTACTAATGGATTTACCATTTTAAATAATGCCATTAACCCATCCAACCTAAGCACTGGGGTAAACGGGGATTTTTATATCAATACCAGTAATTATACTCTTTTTGGGCCAAAGACAGCAGGGGATTGGGGAACCGGAACACCCTTAACAGGGCCAACGGGCGAAAAAGGTGATACTGGCGCAACAGGCGCAACCGGGCCAAAAGGCGACAAGGGTGACACTGGTAACACCGGGGCGACTGGAATCGCCGGGGCTACCGGCCCAAAAGGTGATAAAGGCGACGACGGTGACACCGGAGCTGCGGGCGCCGATGGCGACAGCGCCTACCAGATATGGCTGGACCCGGGGAACACCGGCACGGAAGCCGATTTTATAGCATCACTGGTGGGCGCAACAGGACCAACTGGCCCAACAGGACCAACCGGAGCAACAGGGCCTACAGGCGCAACCGGGCCAACCGGCGCTACAGGCGAAGACGGCTCAAAAAAATAGCTTATAACTTTTATCAATCAATATTATAATGGATAGTTTATCAAATACAACCTCATTTGCCACGTTAACAGGCACATATCCGGCTACAAAATTAGCATCAGGACTTAGTATAAATACAGATACTTTGATATGTACTGGAGATAGTCATGCAAGTATAGTAATGGATGTGCTTTTTAGGAGTAAAGAAACTGTAACACGAAATTTTGATATCATTATTTGTGCAACGGGTTCTAATTCTACAGTTGAAAATAACCGTGTGCAAATTCAATTACCCGCAAGTGCCGGTAATAATGGTAGTGTGTCGCTTGCTTCATTAGCAGGCCTTGCACCATTGTTGTTTGACCTGGATTTAGCCGGTAACAGGGCCATTATACTTGAAAGTGGTGTATCAATTTATGTCAGAAACTTAGCGGCATTAACTGCTGATATCTATGTAACGGTTAAAAAAGAAGTTTCTAAAAATGATTTACGTAACTACATCTCCAACCCATATTTCTATGTTCAGGAAGTTTAATACCCGGTACACTGTTAAGGATGGCAACTGGTTTGATAAAAACATATGGCGTGGCAACGGATGTAAAAAATATACATATCCTCAGCCGGGTGATGATGTGCATATAGATCACGATATAACTTTTGATTATACCAATAATCCTAATGCCCCCAGTATTTCAAGATCTTCTATTGTTGGAAATACGATACATAACTTATATATATCGAAAAATGGAGCTTACAGAACAACTAATTTAGGTAATCAGGTAACCATATTTATTACAGGTAATGTACAATGTGATGGGGTTTTTGACTTATCTAATGGTAGTTCCGGGGTGGTCAGCTAA